GCCAGTATCGCCCGTACTAAAACCCTCACGCCTGAAACCCTGTACCAAATCAAGGCACTGGGCTATGGGATTGTCAATCAGCCCACCGCTAACATTCTGACAAGGCTTAATGAGGATGCCTTGATGAATACTATGGTAAACATGATGCGATCCCCTTCGTAGGTACACATTTAAAAGCAAAGTCATGCCATGAATATGGCATTTACTTTGCAGTCTTGATCAAGAAAGATCTATGTGTACATATAGGTTATATATTTTTACCCTTGTAACGAAGTGAAAGGGATAAAAATAATAACCGTGTATATGAGAGTTAGTGTCGAATGTTCGACAGTAAAAATCACCGAAAGGAAAGACAATGAAAATTGCTGACTTAAGACTAGATGCAAGCATGCCCAAGTCTAAAAGACCCAATGGCTATGTGATCTATCGTGGTGCTTCGATGATCAACGGTGACCCTATCGTAGTGATTGCTATCACTAAGTCCAGTAACAAAAAGACAGGTAACATGGTGCAGACCTACATCCTGCCTGACAATGGGCAATTGCCTGTGGCTAATGCCAAGGCACTGAATGACGAGGCAGTCTGTGGTGATTGCAAGCACAGAAGGGGCAAGGGTGGTTCTTGCTATGTCAATCTAGGGCAGGGTGTGACGGTAGTCACAAAGGCTTACCTTGCCGGTAAGTATCCTCACTTGCTGTCATACCATGGCGATCTATTCGAAGGTCGCAATGTCAGGCTAGGCACTTACGGTGACCCTGCTGCAGTTCCTACTCTCGTATGGGAAATCATGCTATCCAAGGCTAATGCTTGGACTGGCTATACCCACCAGTGGCACAAGTCTTCTACCGATCCAAGGCTAATGCAGTACTGCATGGCAAGTGTCGATTCTGATGACGAGTTCTTACAGGCACAATCGATGGGATACCGTACCTTTAGGGTAAGGCTTTCCAATCAGCCATTGCTAGCCAAAGAATTCATGTGCCCTGCATCTGAAGAGGCAGGCAAGCGTAAATTATGCACTGACTGCAAGGCTTGTGATGGTGGCATCGATACCCACAAGGCAAGTCCTGCAATCATTGTGCATGGCACACTGAAGAAGCGTTTTCTACTGTCGAATGTTCGTCACTAAATCGGAGGCATGAGATGGATAAAGTTGAGCGATTAGGTAAAGAATTCTTCAGTGGTCTGCGTGACACTATCGAAGTGACTGTCACAGTCAGTGTGCCAGTGCAAGACAAGTGGCAGTTCATTGCCGGTGATGCACTGCGTGAAGTAGCCAAAACAATTTACATGTACCCGAATGCTTCACAGGGTAGGTGTGATGATGTAGGGCAGAGGTACAAGGCTAACTTTCAATTGAAAGGTAATTGACATGGAAAAAGTTGAACATACCGTAAGCGTACCTGCCGGTAAATACTGGCTGTGTGATCCATGCTATGCAGTGCCCAGTGATCTGTGGCATGACCTGCTAGACAGCAACAATTGTTTTGATATTCCCATAGGGAAAGTCAAAGCCAGTGATGGCAACACCTATCATGTCCTTGCCTTTGGCACTGCCTACGGCGATGGCGTGTATGCCGATCAATTTGGCAATCAATTCCCTGTAGATGCAGGACTGATTGGGCTGACTCCAGTAGGACTGGCAGAAGGTGTGCCCTTTGGGGCTACGCTAGTGGAGTTCAATCACCATACCACATGCAGGGGGCATGCCGGTGTGATGGAATTTGGCAAGCACAAAATCAATACTCGTGATGATGTAATAGAAGATGAAGACATGGAGGAGGATCAGCATGAGTAAAGAAACATTTATTAAATTTGCACATGGATACATCGCTTGCGCTCAGAACTATGAGGGCATAAAAGATGAATGGGTAGACTACGAAGGGCATTGTCTGAACTTTTACGACAATGGAGAGCGAGTCATAGTGACTGTGTTCCCAATGCGCTATGTCGAGAGTGATGGCAAGTTGTACCAAACACAAGACACCAACAACCCTGTATTTGAAGACATACTGGAGGCTTAGCAATAATGTATTCAGTCACGATTAAAACCTGCGGAAACCCTGACAAATTCCAAGATCCTGACAAACCATTGATGGGTGTTCCGACTACTGTACTAGAGTCTGAAAGCGTAGACGGTCTTCAATCCTTAGTGCAAGATTTTCAGTCTGAAAACGGTATTGGATCAGGCAATTGGATCAATCCCAAAGTGTTGCACAATGGGGCTGTTGTTGGGGTCATGTCTTTTAACTGTAAATTATGGGAGCACCTATGAAACACAATCACAAACGACAGATGTATGGCTGTGACATTGATGAATTCGTAGATGGCATCAAACAATCCTTCACCTACTGTGCCAGTGGTTCAGCAATAATAATTGCAGGACTCATGTCCGATGCACAGGAATGTCTTGCCGGTGAAGATAATGAAAGTGCAAGGCAGACACTGAATCGTGCAAAGCATCTGCTGTTCCTTTGCATGAGTGGCAAGTTGGACTTCAACAGAATCGATGTACAACAAATTGAGGAGGCTTAATCATGGGTTTAGATATGTATCTAAAAGCAAAGCGTTGCCATTTTGTATCACGGTATGATGGCTCAGATCTACATGGTACATCTGAGTTCTCAGAGGCACTGAAGAAAGTGCCAGTGTTGGCTGCATTCGAATCCACATTCCCCGAAGTGGTGGAGTGCGAGGCTATGTACTGGCGTAAGGCTAATGCCATACATGGATGGTTCGTAGAGAATGTACAGAATGGTGAGGATAATTGTGGTTCTTACTATGTAAGCATAAAAGACCTGACCAAACTTCGTGATGACATTCGTGAAGTACTGAATGACTTTAATAAGGCAGGCGAAGTGTTGCCTACAAGAAGTGGATGTTTCTTTGGGAACACAGAGTATGACGAATGGTACTGGCAGGACTTGGAAAGAACCAGTCAAAGACTGACTGCCATTCTAGAAACACCTGAAAAGGAACTGAAAGAGTGGTCGTTTGAGTATCAATCTTCGTGGTAATCAGGAGCATGCACATGATTGAATTATTTAGGACTCTTGGTGATGCACTGGGCTTGCTTGCATTTGTCTGTGCAGTTTACATGTTGGCATGCATATTAATAGGAACACCTAAGTAAGGAGGTAAGCATGAGCAAACCAGTATGGTTAGTCTATAACGGATATGGTGATGCAGTGATATGTAATACCCGTAAGCAAGCAGATCAAGAATCTGAGGACATCGATACCTATCGATCATTCTTCTTCGGTGACAGTGCCAAGAAGTACATCTGCCTGATCATGAAGTGTGCATCACTGAGTGTTGCGAAAGACAGAATCGAATCGATGGCTAAGATGAGAGCAGAGCGTAGTTCCGTATCATATTTCTAAGGAGAGCACGACATGAAAGTGATTGTATCTTTTTACTATCCTAATGTAAAAGTGGATAGCCCAAAGGCTACCACAATTTTAGAAACCTATTTTGACAAGTACGATCTACGCAGAATAGAAGAGGACTTCAACTGTTCTCAAGTAGTACTTGAGGAAGTAGTAGAGGATTAAATTAAATGATAACCCTAGACTATCTAAGGATGCACATACTCCCACCCATTAACAAAAAGGATTTACACGTGGCTGAAAATATTATTCTCCGTGCTCCCACGGAAACAGAAGTACGACAGAAGGCACAGGAACTTGTGGCAACCATTGATCCGTACCGTCAACCATCCATCATGTCTGTGTACCAACACATAAGTGGGGACTGGGTGGCTACGATTGTTCACTACGGATTGGACTAATCATGGACACCAAACAGATCGAAGAAAATGCAGAGATAATTGCACTGTGTAACTACCTGTCTTCTTACCCTGCCGACATGGCATACGATACTATAATTGAACACATGGAAACAAAAGATCCATGGCAGTTAGCAGACTTGGGCATAGACATATGGCAACCGTTTGAGTCTTACGATCCACATGATATTGCTGGATACATAAACGATTTGTACGAGAGTGTAGTCTACCGATTCACATTAGAGGAGAGCACACATGGAAGTATACATAGCAATTGAGATTTTGATTATCGCATTCTTCATACTGAAGGAGGTCATGTGAAACAAGACTGGATAAATGCAATCTCTCATCTCACTGCAGGTGATGCATGGTTCTTTGTCTTTATGATGATGATCTACATTGCATGCATCATTGCTTACCTAATTGCAAACGAAGACAAGGAGTAACGCCATGCGAGTATTTGTTTACTGGAATCTGCATAAAAACCTATGGTCAGTCAAGGCTATGGAAGGTGAGAACAAAGGTCGTGTCATCAACCATGTGAGAGGACTGGCACTGAAGGATGCCACCTTTAAAGTATCAAGGGCTGGCAGGGAGCGTGTTCTCCGTGAGCAAAGAAAGAATGTACATGCCGGTGTAGCAGGGGAGGTGCTGCAGGGGGAAGACTTCTTCGGCAGAACTCAGGTGACATACAACCCGTACAAGTACAGCACCTTTGTCAAGAAGGATAGCCCGGAGGAAGTCATCCGTTATGCACCGAAGGTATGTTTCTATAGTGACCGCACTGTCTTTATCTAAGGAGATGGCATGAAGTTCGAACTATATCTTGACGCAGTAAAATATTGTAGGCACAATAACCTTTCCATGGATACCATTACCCGCCATGAAAAGGAAGGCAAGAGATACTGGGTAGTCAACAATCCCCAATCCAACAATGGGTTTTTTGTAGAAAGGATTAAATGCGAAGTCCCCACCCCGTAAGACCCCGCAACAAGTACGGTGGAGCAGAAGACTTGACCACAGACCATGGCTGGGTGCATAGCAACATCAAGTTGTATGGGGCACGAGTCCCAGATGTAGCCAATGCATTCCAGACAGACGATCCATTCAAGGCACTGGGGTACAAGGAAGAAGCAACCACCACAAGCATTGCCAAGTGGCATGCCCGTCCATGTCAGGTGGACGATTCGTACCTGATCTCATGGGAAAGTTATACACAACCCCCCTATGCTTTCTGTGATTACTTAGGCACAGAACTTGGGCTTAATGTTCGATGTGAATACACTGACCCTGTCAAACCTAAGATGCATACGTACTACGTTAACTGGCACAAAGCAATACCAACCTATCAAATTATCTAAGGAGCAATACAATGAACATCCATACAATGAACAACACCCACAACTTCAACACCTACAAAGGTCTGCCTGAGTTGCCATCCAATCTCAACTTCGATCCTGTCCGTGAGAAGCAGGTACGCAATGGCATCGAAGTCCCCGGCAAGTACTGGGTTATCAACCCACTGACTGACGCAGTCATCGGTGATGGCAAGACTGTGCATAACCCACAGAACTTCAACAAGATGTGGGAGAACCTGCGTGAGGGGCTGGCTGTAGCAGGGCTAGATACTACCGAAGTACAGGTCAAGTTCCATGCACTGAGCAATGGTGCAGCCATGTCTGCAGATATCATTCTCAAGAAGTACAACTTCGAAAAGCAGTTAGGTGAGGCAGCGCAGATGCGTATGACTGTCCGTGATTCCCATGACCAGTCTGTCCGCCGTGATGTGCAAGCCATGGTGTACCGTCTTGCCTGTCTCAATGGCATGCTGTCTGTCAAGGAAAGCCTGTCGATTGTGCAGAAGCACACCACCTTCAATGATGCGGCTATTGTAGGTAAGGTAGCAGCCCACTTCCCTGAGCGTCTAGAGCGTGAGGCATCAATGATGAAGATGATGCGTAGCATAGAAGTAGATCGTCAGGCAGCGATTAATTTCTTCCGGGAAAACGTGGCTACCTACGTAACAAAGGTCGGCACTAAGATCAACAACAAGTTCTTAGAAGAGACTGTCGGTATCTACGACAACTACAACAGCATTGGATACAATGCCTATCGGGTGTACAATACACTCACTCACCTGTCCACTCACGTAGAAGCCAAGCGTGATGGTACAGAGATTGAGCGTAAGCGTATCCGTATGGAACAGGACATCAACAATGTCATCCGGGGTGAAGCCTTCCGTAACCTAGCCCGTATGGATATATTGGAGATGGCTGCAGCGTAATGCATTGGGGGAAAGCTGAGCACAGCAAGTACCCCACACTCATACAAAGGAATCATGACCATGCCCAAGAAAAAAGCTGTAGAACAATCCTTCTCTCTACGAGAGGTAGAGGTACACGAGGATGGCTCTGCCACCTACGAACTGGATGCACCACCTGAAAAGATGAGATCTCTCATCGAAGTTATGGTACGTAACATTCTCATTAAGGGTATTGAATCTGCACAAAGTGAGACAGATAGGTGGGCTGCAGAAAGAGATGCACTGAAGGTAGCCAACAAGCTTGTGCGATACCTTGATGTATGGGAAACATGCGACAGCCTTGACTACGATCCCGAAGTCAAAGAGATCAAAGAAGAACTTAAGAAGTTATTATGGAAGGCAGGTCATCTATGATAAAGGTTAGCGGTGTGCCCTACGAAGTAGACTTACAGCCCTACAATCCACTTGATTACATCAAGACCAAGGAACAATTGGATGAGTATGTAACAGCATACTGCGCTGAGTTAGAGCGAGAGAGTGCAATGATGAGGGCACGTATGAATAGATTAGAAGACGAGTTACGTGTAGCCAACGAGATGATTATCAAACAAAACATTGAGGGCATCAACCTTCGCAATGAATTGCAGGACGTTCGCAATGAATTGCAGGCACTGATAAAGAGGACTACCTGATGTCATCATGGCTAATCATCCTCACTGGATTGATCTATGGCTACATATCTGTAGAGCAGGGACTGAAAGGTAATGCTGCCATGTGCGTAGTATATGCAGGATATGCCTTCAGTAACGCAGGCTTGTATTTAATGGCAACTAAATGAAAGGAAAAGAAATGGATCTCAAAGCCACCATATCTATACCTATAAAGTTCCACAGCATGGAGCATGATGTTTTTATGATTCGATCCTTGCAACAACTATACTTTGACCACTTTTTTGAAAGAAAAAATAATGCATTCAATACGGAAGAGGATAGGATTGAATGTCAAGAAAGAATCAAGGCAGCTGAAACACTACTGAAGTACTACATGTTTCCTAAAGACTACCTTAAGTTCTTTGAAAGTGTGGAGAAGCAAACGGAATACGTCTTTGAAGTGTGGAAATACACAGACTAAATCAAGTGAACAAGCGACTAAAAATATCAGATGCACTGACCGAATACTACGGGTCGTTAGACTTCAAGGCACTGGCAAGTAAGACACAGTACGATTACAAGTACTGCCTGTCAGTCATGTGTGACACAGTCATAGAGCGTACCCGTATCGGCAACATGTACATCACTACACTGACTGTGCCCAAGTGCCAACGTGCCTACGATTTGTGGGCAAAGAGGGGCATATCTTTTGCTAACCATACCCAAGCTGTAGCCAGTAAGTTCTACAACTACACAATCCGCAGGGGATACACTCCGATAAATCCATTCTCTAACCTATCTAAACGGACTGCTGTGCCCCGCAAAGTAGTGTGGACTAGGGAGGATGTATCCCAGTTCCTGACAACGGCATACAGCCAGTTTAAATGGCGTTCTGTAGGCTTGATAGTTCAGATGTCTTACGAGTGGTGTCAGAGGCTAGGTGATATGCGTACCCTGAAGTGGGAGAACTACGACAGTGACACTGGGGTTCTGTACCTAGAGCAATCCAAGCGTAGGGCTAGGGTGGAGCTACCTACCAGCCCAGAACTACAGGAGATGCTGGCTCAGCAGAAGGCATACGTAGACTTCCAGCCTTACGTAGCCCCGTACTGCGGGGTTAAGCAGATAACTGGCAGACCCTATGACACCATAGAATTCAGTCAGCTGGGCAGGGAAGTACTCAATGCTGCCGGGATGCCCAAGGAACTACAGCTAATGGACATGCGTAGGACAGGCACTACAGAGATGGTCGATGCCGGTGTACCCCTGACTAATATCATGATGGTGACTGGGCACTCAAGTCCTGCCTCCCTGAAACCGTACATAAAGAATACCCTTACAGGTGCTAGGGTTGCATTGACAGCCCGTCAAAACCATGATAGCCTAGAGCCAAGGCGCACCGGGGGTGAAGGTATACGGTGATCGTCTATAACCCTGAAAGGAAATCTTATGACCAAGAAAGAAGAAACAATAAAAGTAAACGAGATCAAGACACCGATTGGCAACATCACATTTGAAGCAGATGGTTTCACCTACAAGTATCGCCCCCTGCCTGACATCTCTACTAAAGAACTGTCAGATATCATGACCATGTTTGTTAGCCTTGCTTCCCGCAATGCTGCACTGTGGGATACGTCTGACTGGCTCAAGCAGAACAATTTGCTACGTCACTTCTACAAAGTATGATCGTAGCCTCCGTACTTAAAACCGGAGGCGAGTACAATCCTTGCCATGTCTACAACTTACGGGACATGTGCAAGGACTTCTTACCAACACATCAGTTTGTATGTCTTACAGATATACATCTGACCAACTGTGATTACCTACCACTAGAGCACAACTGGAAAGGATGGTGGTCAAAGCTTGAACTCTTCAAGATAAAAGAACCATGCCTGTACTTTGATCTCGATACCATCTTAGTTGGTGATTGTACTGACATTGTACGTACAGCACAGACAAAAGACTTTGTCATACTCCGGGACTTCTACCGTGGGTACACACTGACCCCAGTCAAACCTAATGCAATGCAATCTTCCATGATGTACTGGAGTAAACCTGTAGATTTTATTTACAATAAGTATCTAGAACTTCTTGGTTCCACTGACATGGCGGGAGATCAAGACTTTATTGAGGAAGTAATGAAAGACAGACTAGACACTGTGTCATACTGGCAGGATATATGCACTGGCATTGTGTCTTACAAAGCAGATGAAAGAGAGAACGGATTACAAGAGCAAGATAGAATTGTAATCTTTCATGGACAACCTAGACCTTGGGAGCAAACAACAATTGGATATCCAACTAGAAAATAGGCGTGGCTGGATGGTTCCAGCAGACGATGAAGTCGCACTGGAAATTATTCTTAGAGAAGTTAATGACCTTGACACCATACTGCCGTACTGCAAGAAGTTCCGTACTTGCATACAAGCAGGTGCAAACGTAGGCATATGGCCTATTGCATTGGCAAGAAAGTTTGAGACTGTAATTACAGTTGAGCCTGATGCTGCCAACTACCAAGCTTTGCTATGCAATATCCGTGCCTTCCCTAACATAAGGCACAGTCGTGTGGCCTTCGGTGCAGATGTTGGTAGTGGATCTATCGATGTGCATCAGCAAGGAAACATAGGAGCACACCAAGTCATTGCAGGTGCAGACTTCTCAATCATCACCATCGATAGCTTAGGCGTAAACGATTGTGATTTACTGCAGCTAGACATAGAAGGTTACGAACACTTTGCTTTGATGGGTGCAGTTAACACACTGTCTAAGTGTAAGCCTGTCGTAGTGCTAGAACTTAAGGGACTTGGTGTCAAGCATGGCTACACAGATCAAGCTACCATGAATTTCTTATCTGACTTTGGCTACAAGTTTGTTCATCAGATACATAACGATTTTATTTTTACTGCTGAGTAGGATATGTATACGAAATCACCTTGTGTAAGTATCTGTAAAGTGGATAACAGCAACACGTATTGCACTGCCTGCTTCCGTACACTACAGGAGATAACCACATGGCAGTGGATGGCAGAGGAAGAGCAGGCACGGACTGTTGCCTTATGTGAGATCAGAAAACTAGCACACAGACTGGACACACGCAATGAACAAGGCAAAGCTACACCAAAGAATAGAAGAACTAAACCTTGCAGTGGGCATGACACACAGGGGTAGTTGCCCTGTCTGTAAGCGAGATAAAACATTTACATTAACCAACGACAATGGAACGATTCTTTACAATTGCTATTCTAATAGCTGCAACATTAGCGGTGCAGTACGTATTGGTTTGTCTGTTGATGACATTAAACAGTACTTCAATAATCGAGACTCTAAAAATAGTAGGGCTAATGTACCGTTTGTAATGCCTGAACATGTGGTGTATTCAGATACATACACACAGCCCTATGCACAGCAGTATGGCCTTGATCACAAGTACCTTGAGTTACGGTACGATGTAGTAGAACAGCGTGTTGTATTCCCCATAATCCATGGCCCACATTTAGTGGACGCTATCGGACGTAGTTTAATCAATGAACAACCCAAGTGGCTCAGGTATGGTGAGGCACGTACCGCCTACATCATAGGCCATTCAACAACAGCAGTCGTAGTTGAGGATGCAGTCAGCGCAGCAGTGGCACAGACACTGGGGTTCACTGGCGTTGCATTGCTAGGTACTACACTATTGCGTGAGCACATGGATCTTGTAAGCAAATACTCACGTGTGATTGTGGCACTAGACCCGGATGCATGTAAGAAGACAATCGAAATCACAAGAGAGTTAAAGTCTAACGGGATCAATGCCCTTGCTTTTTATCTTGAAGATGATTTAAAATACAGGAACGAGAAGGATTTAGATAGACTACTACCTACACTGAAAGATTAATATGGAACTGTCGCTGTTAAAAAGTTTGTTAAGCAAAGAGTTTTATAACGAAACAAGATCCAAGTGCCCTGAGAAACTATTTGGTAAGGATCTCCGTAAGATTAAACAAACCATTGACAGTGCAATGGAGCAGTACGATAAAGACCTAACACTGGAAGAAATAAAAGCTTTATTCTTTGCAGAGAATCCAACACTAACCACCGCACAAAAGCAGTCCTTCAGTCTCGCCTTCCATTCCATGGACAAGGCAGAGGCACTGAGCACAGACGTAGCCACCGATGTACTAAGTAGTTTATTCCGACAGGTAGTGGGACAAGAGGTAGCTAACCTTGGGTTTGACTTTGTCAACGGAGATAAGACAAGCCTTGAACCACTACGCAACTTAGTCAACAATTACCAAGACGATTTCACACCATCTATAAGGATAACTTATGTCGATAACTCCATTGACAACCTCATTGAACGTGCTAGCACATCCACCAAGTGGCAATTCAACATCCCAACCTTGCACCACTCAGTTGCCGGTCTCGACAGCGGAATGTTGTTTGTCATCGGAGCAAGATCCAATGTCGGTAAGTCTTCATTCCACGCCAGCCTGTGTGCTGCACCTAATGGATGGGCGGCACAAGGAGCACGTATACTCATACTATGCAATGAGGAAAAGCCAGAGCGAGTAGCTAGCCGATACATGACTGCTGCAACCGGCATGACTATGCAGCAGATTGCTGAAGATAAAACACAGGCACACAGATTCTATGATCCTATCCGTGACAACCTGAAGTTTGTAGATGCAACAGGTCGTACCATGTCATGGGCAGAGGGAGTAATCAAGAAGCATAAGCCTGAGATTCTTGTACTAGATATCGGCAGTAAGTTTGTTGAGGATGCCATTGCTGGATCTGCATCCAACAGTGCAGAAGCACTGAAGGCTAACGCAATCTATGCACGTAACCTTGGCAAGATGTATGGCTGTCTTGTTGTGTACTGCACACAGCTAAGTGCTGAAGCTGAAGGTAAGATTGTTTTATCTCAGGCCATGATCGAAGGCAGTAAGACTGGTCTTGCCGGTGAGTCTGACCTCATGATATTGGTAGCACGTAATCCACCCATGAATGATCAGACAGAAGACGATGGCATGCGGTATCTAAACATAGTCAAGAATAAAATTACAGGTGTACATAGGATTGTTAACTGTGAGTTTGATTACACAACCGGGGTATACTCTTCATGAAGGTTCTTGTACTTGACATAGAGAACACGGTCACGGATCGGGATGGCAAGAAACATCTTGATCCGTTTGAACCTACCAATACACTGGTCATGATTGGCTGTAAGTTCTTGGATGAGGACAAGCCTTTCATTGCAACCTTTGATCACTCAGAAGCAGAGCCAACCAAGAATGGTCACGATGTAATCCAAGACTACTTAGATTCGGCTGACCTACTGGTAGGCCATAACCTTGCCCACGATTTACCGTGGCTGTGGGAATCAGGGTTCAGATATACTGGCAAGATATTCGATACCATGCTGACTGAGTATGTCCTGCAACGTGGGAATAAAGTACCACTTAACTTGGCTGCAGTGGCTGAGCGATATAAATGTGAAGTACAGAAACAGGACACCTTACATGAGTACTTTAAGAAGGGATACAGCACAAGGGATATCCCGCACTCTGAGTTATCGGAGTATCTACAGCACGATATTGGAGCCACAGAGGGAATATATAAGGCACTATCTGCTAGGCTGGAGACAGCGAAGGATGCGGGTCTACAACCGACAGTGGAGATAACCAATGAAGTTTGCTGTGTACTTTCTCGTATCTACTGCACTGGCTTTAAGATAGATGATGCCAAGCTTGCAGATGTTAAGGAACAGTTCACGATAGAGAAGCAAGAGATAGAGAATAAACTTCAGGCCATGATACGGGATCTGATGGGGGACACTCCCATAAATCTCAATAGCCCTGAGCAATTGTCATGGGTTATCTATAGCCGTAAGCCAAAGGATAAAGCAAGATGGGCTTCAGCCATCACACCTAACATGTCTGACTCAGACTTCAAGGCTGCAGTAAAGGCACACTTTACTACACTAGCAAAGTCTAAGGCAGAGAAGTGCCCCGATTGTAGTGGGGCTGGGAGTATGCACAAGAAGAAAAAAGATGGTTCAGACTTTAAGAAGGCTACTAAATGCGGCACCTGCAGTGGTGTTGGTTACATCTTCAAATCAACAAAAGATGTGGCAGGTCTTAAGTTCTCTCCACCAAACCACAAGTGGGCAAGTGCTAATGGTTTTGCAACTGCCAAAGAAAACCTTGAGATTTTGGAGCGAGTTGCCAAGAGCAAGGGAATGACAGAGGCAGAAGAGTTCTTGAAGATTGTGAGAAGGCTGTCTGCTTTAGACAGTTACCTATCAAACTTTGTTGAGGGTATACGCAACTTCATGAAGCCTGATGGTATGCTGCATGTCAGACTGCAACAGCACATCACTGCTACTGGCAGATTCAGTGGGGCTAATCCTAACCTACAGAACATGCCCCGTGGTAGCACGTTCCCTGTTAAGAAAGTGTTTGTGTCCCGGTGGGATGGCGGAAAAATAATGGAAGCAGACTTTGCTCAGCTAGAGTTTCGTGTAGCTGCATTCCTGTCTCAAGATTCTGTGGCTATGAAAGAAGTGGAGGAAGGTTTCGATGTACACTCGTATACAGCGAAGGTTATTACGGACGCTGGTCAAGCAACGTCTAGGCAGGAAGCTAAGGCGCATACTTTTGCGCCTCTATACGGAGCTACAGGCTACGGAAGAACCCCAGCAGAGGCAGCATACTACCAACACTTCATGGAAAAATATAAAGGAGTAGCAGGGTGGCACAAGGTGCTAGCCAAGCAAGCCCTTGGGTACAGGATGGTTCGTATCCCCAGTGGTAGGGAGTATGCATTCCCCAATGTACAACGCAGAAGGGATGGCACGGTAACAAACTTTACGATGATCAAAAATTACCCAGTGCAAGGGTTTGCTACAGCCGACATCGTACCCATGGTCCTTGTAGAAATATATAAAAGACTTGACGGTATGCAATCAGTAGTAGTAAATTCAGTCCACGATTCGATTGTTATTGATATTCACCCAGAGGAGGAAAAGAAAGTACTAGAAGTTATTGACAATGTACAGAAACAACTCCACAATATGATTAAAGCAAGGTGGAATATAGAGTTCAATGTGCCCCTGTTACTGGAGGCAAAGCTTGGACCTAACTGGTTAGATCAAAAGGCTGCATAAATTTTAACTAAGAAAGGAAGTAAACATGAGCAACTTAGCATTGGTAAATAGTGAAGCAAACTTCGGAGCACTTGCTGCTGCAATGGGCATGCAAGCCGATACATCCTCAAAGGAGAAGGCATCCATACTGCCCCGTCTTCGTATCGATCACTCTGGTGTTATGGGTGAAGAGGAAGTCAAAGGCAAGAAGCGTAAGGTAGAGGTAGTACCTGCTGGTTTGTACAAGCTGGACATTCCTGAGAAGGATACTTTGTTTGCATCTAAGACAAGCATCCGCTTGTTCAATCAGCGTTTCATGTACAAACGATTTGTAAAAGAGGGTGACAAGAATCGCTTCATCAAAACTCTGATGGCACTGGATCTGAAGTCGGATCTGCGTGACAACGAAGGTGGCTTTAACTGTGGCAAGCCCAGTGGCTGGATTGAAGATTACAATGCACTGCCTGCAGACATGAAGTCCTTGATTAAATCTATCAAGCGAGTACGTGTTCTGTTTGGTCAGGTACAACTGAAGGATGTGGTCAATGCTAGGGGCGAAGAGCAACCTGATGTAGTACTGCCATTCATTTGGGAAGTTGATAACAAGGATGCATTCAAAACCTTGGGTGCTCCCATCACACAGATGGCTAAGCAGAATCGTCTGTTGCCCCAGCACTGGATTCAACTGGAGACAGAAGAGAAGGCACTGCCCAACGGTGATAGCTACTTCTTGCCCTTGGCTACACTGGATCTCAGCACATCTGTCCCACTGACTGAGGAAGATCAGAAGACCTTTGCTGATTTTAATACTTGGATCGACAACTACAATGACTACATCGTCAAGCAACACAACGATGCACGAGCTAATGGTGCAGGAGATACAGCAGTTGATGCTGATCTAGTTGAAGAGTTTGTAGATGTAGAAATCAAGGACGCTGCTTAATGAATCACCCTGCCGAATTAAAGATACACCAGTACATTGAAGAGGTTCGCACTGGCAAGAAAGCTGTCAGTGAGAAGACGATTGAACAAATCACAGAAGATGTACGGGCTGCTTTAGTTCGGCAGTTTGTTGATAAGCGCAATAAAGAATTTACTTTGCGTATGTCCAATGTAGGTAGGCCGTACTGCCAGCTTTGGTTTGAAAAGAATCAGCCCGAAGATGCGACTACAATGTCATCTAACTTCTTAATGAACATGATGATCGGAGATATTGTCGAAGCCGTGTTCAAGGGATTGCTTACCGAAGCAGGTGTACTCTACTCTAACGGAGAGAAGGTTACTCTTAAGGCAGGCAAGCACGAGATCCATGGCACACCTGACCTGACTATCGATGGAGCCGTTGATGATGTTAAGTCCGCTAGTGATTGGTCTTATCGTAATAAGTTTGTTGATTTTGATACCCTTGCTGCTAGTGACTCCTTTGGTTATGTGGCTCAACTCGCAGGATATTCTAAAGCCATGGACGTTAGACCGGGAGGATGGTGGGTTATAAACAAAGCCAAGGGGGAGTTCAAGTATGTACCAGCTACCAACATTGATGCAGATGCGGAAGTACAAAAGATTGCTGCGAAAGCAGATGAGTTACAGTCCAATGAATTCAAACGCTGTTACGAACCTGTTGAAGAAACTTACCGTTCTAAGCCTACAGGAAATCTTATTCTCGGACAAGAGTGCCAGTGGTGTTCCTACAGGTATCCATGTTGGGGTACGCTTGAAGAGAGACCATCGCTGGTCAGCCGTGCGGAAAGCCCACCTATGGTGTCGTATGTCAAAATTGCAAAAGCTAAAGAGACTGAGTAATGACTTTCCACAGGAAGGCATACGCTGCTGCAAAAAGAAAAGGATACCGGAGTGGTCTGGAAGTAAAGGTACAGGAGCAGTTAAAGGAGTTAGGAATTTCTTTTCTCTACGAGAAGGTTAAGATAGAATGGGAAGACCTTAAGTACCGCAAGTACACCCCTGATTTTATTTTACCCAACAATATAATTGTTGAGACCAAGGGATTGTTTACTGCTGAAGATAGACGTAAGCACCTGATAGTTAAACAACAGCACGGAGATTTAGACATTAGGTTTGTGTTTGAAAGCAGTAAGCGTAGGCTGTCTAAGATATCTAAAACAACTTACGCAGACTGGTGTATCAAGAATGAATTCAAGTACGCCGATAAAGAAATACCGGAAGATTGGATAACAGAAGTAGGCACTAGTAAAAAACATCCTGACATAATCGTATACCCACTAAGAAAGAAGAGCTAATATGAAAACCCTTGAAGACAATGACATTGCCCTTGTGATTAAACCCAACATCAAGGATGGTTCTTGGGCAGGCACAGTAGATATCAACATCCTGTCTATGCCCTCTCCTGATCTGTCGCAAGAAGCAGCAGATGATCTGTTGTACTTAGTCAATGGGTTGGTAGCTTGCTTTAACCTAATGAATACTGACGAGGTCTTTGCTAATCGTGTGTCCGTGTACATGGAAGTCATGAAGAAGAAAGACGATCAGGCCAAGTCAATACGCCCCAAGGATGCAGCAGGTAACGTGATTGATTTCAATCAGTGGACTAAGACAAAGGGGAATGCATGATGAACGATAAGCC